CGATTGAGCCAGGGTTTACTTGCCAGCGGCCGCCGGCATCTTTAGTAGTGAGCGTTAAAATATCTGACCACGTTAATGTTTTCATACCCAGCCCATGATATAAGCGTAAAACGGGCTGGTAAGAGCGATGCCAAGAAGGATGCAGCCGATACTTTCAATTATTGTTTTCATGGTGTTTGCTCCGTTTGTTTGTTTGCGTTGTGTTTCAATAAGGTAATATTAAGCCATGCAGGCTAAGGGTGCAAGCACTGCAAGCACCTTTAATATACCAATTAGCTATATCAAACGGAGTTTTTATTACTATAGTATTCTTTGGCGAGGCGTTCGACATCGGGCAGGATCACTAGTGGTACACGTTGAAGCATGGCGGCCCTAGCGGCCCTGTCGCGGCCTCTGGCAACTTGGGAGCCTAGTTGTATACATGCTATTTGAACATGCTTTAGGATTAGTTCACGCCAGTCTGGCGGCACTTCCTCCAGGGTTGACCGGCCATAAATAACGTCATCGGCGTAGTGTCTAGGCCTTTTGCCAGTCGGCGATTGCATCTACAACTCCCTTCCATCCCAGCGCGATACAGACAAACGCGCCAGCGTCTTGGCAGTTGTTAAGAAACGCGATCTGTTCGGGTGATATTTTGGATTTGGTGTGGTCCATTCTTTTCAGCTCGCACACAAACGGCGGTGAGCCGATGATTATAATGTCAGCAGCGCCGGTGGTCATGCCTTCGGCCTTATGGCGCATAACCTGGCCCGGCGTTCGCTTTCCTTCATTGCGTGGGTGCAGGGCTATTGCGCGGAGCTTTGGTGATAGCTGATTAAATAGCGTGATCTGTTCAGCAGATTCGGGCGAGCATGGCCCTCTGTATTTAATGTCGCCGTAAACTTTAATTGATTTCGGAAATTTCATCTAATGCCTCATTGTGTCCATAGATTTTATAGAAACCTTTTTCTTTCATCTTTTTTAACGTTAGCGTTTTTGGCATTACGCCATAGTTCGGAAGCGATGATAAAAAAACTTCAATTGATGGCGCAATTCTACCACTAAAAACGGCAGTGGATAGCGACTCCCATTCGTCCACTTTCTCCGGCATATACCAAATAGAAAATGATCTATACTCGGTGGTGTAATCGACCTTTAATGTTTGGTTTCCGCTTTTGCTTATCCATTCTTGGCAGTGCCAGCTCAAAACCTTGTCGGTGCTTTTCGCGTATGGGTCTGATTTTAGCTTTCTAAATTCCATGACCAGCTTTTCGTTCGGGTCGATCAATTCGCCTTTACACTTTTCACAATAGCGCGCCGCAATATCGTTCGCGTGTTGGCATTTCTCGCACTCTTTAGATGCCCACCGATGTTCGCACCTGGCATATGTTCCCGCGGCTAAAAATTCACCGTGGCAGCGCCTCCCAAAATGGGAGGGTATTTCTAGTTTCACGCCTGCCAGGTCGGCAAAGTAGCCATCTTTCGTTATATGGAATTGATCAGGATTTGGGCGGCCTGAAAATTCGTTTATATAATTACAGTCGGGGCATTCAACATCGGCACCGCCTACCACCTTTGTGGATTTATACGCTTTGATATTCGGATTAAATACATCGCCATCGGGGCAGTGCCGTTCGATGTTTTCCGCGTAGTCCAGCACTAGGCAATCTTGTTTGCCGGGATCGATGCGCAACCCGCGCCCTATAATCTGTTGCATTAGTCCGACCGATTCGGTGGCGCGCAAGATGGCAATTACATCGACGTGGCTTGCATCGAAGCCGGTGGTCAGCACGGAAACGTTGACCAGGTATTTTATCTGTCGGGCTTTGAAAGCTTTTAGTATTTGTTCGCGTTCAGCTTTTGGCGTTTCGCCTGTCACCAAGGCACTGTTACCGCGTGGCAGGCTTTGCATGACTTCTTTGGCGTGGGGTACGGTTGCTGCAAATATCATTACACCTTTGCGGACAGCAGACAGCTCAACCACCTCGGCAATGATAGCGGCTGTTTTCCGGCCTTCACCTTCGAAAGCCTTTTCAACCTGGCGGGCATCAAATTTGCCCATGCTGTTCAATTCCAAGCCGGTGGTGTCATATCCATTATGGCGCTCTGTTGTCGGCGGCGTTAGATAGCCTTGATCGATTAATTCTTTCGCGCCTATCTTGAACACCAGCTTTTTAAAGTATGGTTCTACTGTTTCGTGCTCTGAGATTGCCCTATCGTTTTCATCGAGTTGATATATATAGCCACTGCCTAGCCGGTATGGTGTGGCAGACAATCCCAGCACGCGCAGCTGAGGGTTCTTTGCGCGCAGATCGTCAATGATAGATTTTATCGTGGGTGTGATGCCGTGGGCCTCATCGACGATAACAGCTGCAAAGTTTTTAAACCGTTCCAAGCTGTTTTTAACGGTGCCAGGCGTGCCGAATACGACATAGTGCTCTAAGCTCTTTTGCCCGGTTGAGGCACTGTACAGGCTTGCCATGCCACCGGCGGCAATGTATTTACCGTGGTTCTGTTCGACCAGCTCTTTAGATGGTGCCAAACAAAGCACCCGTTTTTTGCTGGTTTCGTGAATCCATTGCGCAAGATCTGCGATGATGTGCGACTTTCCCGCACCCGTTGCAGCATCGATGATGCAGGGGTCATAGCATTTAGAAAGAAAAGCCTTCGCGGCATCCACCGCATTCTGTTGATATGGTCTTAACATTTTCTGCCCCAGTTTTCGCCTGCGCGGATTCTGCACGCTTGCGCTTTGCTGATTTTAAAATAGTATGCCAGCTCTGCCAAAGTGCATTTGTGTTGCAATCGGCGGAACGAGCGAAGCGCGCCGGGTGTCATTACGCGCGGGTTATTTCTCATCTAAGCCACAGCTGCCAGGTACTGGTCGTGGAATGCTTTAAGCTTGGGCAGTGTCTTGTCAATATATTGCTGACTGAAAAAAACCATTTCGGTGTCAAATTTAAACCGGTTCCATTGGATAAAATAAGCTGTCGTGCGTTCGCTGCAAAACATTTCATATTGAACCTGGGCATAATAATGGGGCAGGTGTGCCAAGCTTTTAAATTCCGGGTCGGGATTTTCACGAAAACCAAACGGGCATTTAATTTCGGCAATGGCATCTGCGCCAATCAATCCATCGGGTGAAGCGCCGAGCCAATCGTATTCCGGGTGGACTATAAACCCGCACTCTTTAATAGTAATGCCTGTTTCAAGCTCGAAATCGAATACGGCGTTTTCCTCGTTCCGGCTTCCGTATTCGGTGGCGACGTTGCCGGTGAAAGTGGACTGACCGAGTATAGAGCGCATGGCATCTTTGGTGCTAGACCAAGGATTAACGCCAAGGATTGCACCAATCTGCGAGCCAGTGACCCGGCCTTTGCGGGCGTCAAACCATTCTTGGGAAAGCTGTTCCATTGTTTTTACCTCGAAAAAAAAGGCCCCGTAGGGCCAGTGTTATCAGAAGGGAATATCTTCGGCAGCTACTGGCGCAGCTGGTGCGGAGTTGACCGGCGATACTGCCATGACCCAGTTACCGCTCTTATCGTCAATTTCCCATAGGCCCAGCTTAATAGCCATCGGCTTATTAGATAGCGCGGAGCTGAGCTGGCTATCACCGGGTTCAGTGCCGTTGCGCATTAGATCGCCACCGGCATTGGCATCGATAGCAGCGAGCATCTTTAAGGCTCTGTCCCGTTTGGTTTTATCCTGCTCTTTTACGCGGATCTTATGGAATATTTTGCGGCCCTTATGTTCGCCGTCGAGCACTACCCAGCGAGCCGAGACAAACGAGTCGCCCTGGTATTCATCCCATTTGATTTCGTCAATTGCCGCCACTACCTGAGTATTAGCCGGGATAGGCTTAATTTGAACATTGCTGTCAAATGAAGTTGCGGCTGATACTGTTTTTCCGTCTGAAAGATCGAAGAATGACATAATTATTTACCTTCTTTGTTATAAGTGGCTAAAGCCGGGATGTATTGTGCTAATGGGTTTTCGTTTTTCGGGACGAATATATTATCAGTGATGCCATATCGGTTTTTGCTGACGTTTGACGCCGTGGCATATGTTACTAGCAACCTAGAGCCGTCTGACGTTGCTTTTTTCTTGTCGCCGTCGCCGCTGGTGTACGTTTGCAGCTTTAGAAACCCAACCATGTCCACGTCATCAACGTATGGTGCTACTGAGCGTTTGCCGAGGCGCAGGTTGTATCGAGTGTAGGGATCCATATCTGGCAGTTCGATTGTCTCGGTATCGGCATGGGCGATGTATACGATAGCAATGTTTTTGTCGGCATTGATTTTGGACATTAGTTTGCCGACTCGGTGGTGGAGTGTGGCTACTGCGCCAAGGCCTGCGCCATATCCGCCTAAAGCCTGGTTGATTGATTTCGGCTTCTTAGGGTCGCTGTCGATAACGTTCTGCATAAAGATACGTTCGAGCGCTGTTACGCTGTCGATGATGATCGTTTTGTATTTGTGCTCCTCTTTATAGAGTGCCGTCATCTGTTCGATTAGCTGTTCCAGTGATGTTACCACGGGCAGCGCGTCGGGCCGTATGGCAGCCGGCACACCCTGAAGGCCATCTTCGGCGCGTATCACTATAGGTTTTGGGAATGTCGCCGCCAGGGACGTTTTACCGAGCCCTGAGTCACCGCATATGGTGACTATCGGCATCCGGTCGGCTGGTTTCGTTGCTTGCTTTAATATTGACATTGGTTTTTCTCTCTTTCCTAATTGAGATTGCATCTTAGGCCATCTGGTGTTATCTTGTCAACACTTCTTATCAACACTTGGATACAAACATGAAAACAGCAGACGCAATAGAGTTCTTCGGTGGCATTAAAGAGCTGGCAAAGGTTTTGGAAATATGGCCGCACAATATAAGCAGATGGGGCGAGAAGGTTCCGCCATCGCGGGCATATGAGCTGGAGGTAAAGAGTAATGGCAAACTTAAAGCTAAATAAAATAAAAAACCAATTCAACGGAGCAACATAAAATGAACCAATTCGACTATCTCGACGCAGGCTTTCGCATTTTCGGCCTCCATGGCGTTGACGATAAAGGCAATTGCGAATGCGGCAACCCGCACTGTAAGGCTATTCTAAAGCACCCTAGAACATCGGCTTGGCAACATACGCCGAATTGGTCAGACGAGCAGCTCGACACGATGGAAATGATGGGCCAGTTTAATACCG